ACTGTTGTCCAACCATTATTAAGATGAATTTGTTTGATTTGTTGAGCATCAACATGGTAATCATCGATAAAGTTAGCAGTCCAATGAACAATAGCTGTTGTAACTTCTCTTGAGACAGCTCTTAGATCGGCTACCATCTCTTCATATGAATCAACGTAGGAGAAGTCTGTATCGTATTCACTATTGTTTGATGATATAACAGTAGCTTTACTTTCAGATGGAGCTGGAATCTGTTGGCCGTTAATGACACCTGCTCCTGGGGTCAATGAAAAATTAATAGACCCAATCATTGAATTTATTGTTAGTGTAACATTATTTATTTGATTGTATACACTTTGAACATCATCTGCTGGCGCATTCAAAAGAGACATAGTTTCTAGAAATCTTACAAGGCCTTGCTCACTAGATGTATCAACGGTTATGTTTGCGTTGGCTGCTAGGTTTCTTAAAGTTTGTGGGATTATTAAAAGAGATACCATCTTATCAAGAGCGCCTCTTGAATTATTATCAAGAACATCAACCGTTGCATTAAAAATTGTATTTTGATTTTTAACTCCAGCAATGCTAAGTAATGTATTACCTACATCTCCAGTTGAATGTTCTAGAACGTTTTTTATAGCATTTATACTTGCCAACCCATTTAATGCTGTTGTAACATACTTGCTAAAGTTGCTACTTTGATTAAAGAAGTTACCAGCAAAAGAATTGCCAAGCACACTACTGACAGCACCAGATATGTCAACGTTTATTGTTGGAGATGCTACAGATGATAACATATCGCTGATAGAGCTTGGTGTAGCTCCCCACACATTATTCGATACGGCTGCTATAGCTTCTGGTGTTCCAAGTGTGACTGTCTGATGTAAAAAACCTGCAGCTGCTGTTCCAGCATCAAGAATAGCAGATAGGTCAGTTGTTTCAGATCCACCCAACGTTGGTGGAGTTCCAGCTTGGGATTCAACACTCGGAGTTGCAAGCACAATTGGTGCAGCATCCGTTGCCGTTTGTCCCAATGGATAATCTACAGTTTGGGTAAGAGATTGCCATCCACCAGCCTCTTGACCAACAGAAAAACCTAGAGATGTCTGTGTAGCAGCTTTATAGGTATCTGTCATTTGTTGTGCAGCAGTATTAACTGTCTCCAGCGACAATACATTGGAAAGAGCTTTTAGCTGAGAATTAAATTGTAAGTTGTTTACTGGCATTTAAGATCTCACGATACATTAGAAGTGTTTGAAGCGCCGGATGCAAAGTTTTCGTAAACACCAAACGCAAAACTAATAGCTTCATCTTCACCTAACCTTTTTGCTTGTCCATCACCCAAAACACTTTCTACATTTAGACTGGCTGGATTCTCATAATATCGACGGAAATGAACGGTCGCTCGTGTTAGGTCTGTAATAGCTTTAAAATCAGCTCCTCTGAACCCTGAGTTTGATGAAAGCTCATGATCAACAAAGGCAAGCTGTAAATATAGATCATACCATTCTTTACCATTAGCCGCCGCAAAGTCTTTTAGTTGTTTTTGTCGTGCACCTGCACCATCTTTACCAGCATACCATTGAGCAATACCAACAGATCCTGTATATTGGCCAGTAGTAGGTGTAAGGTTTGTATCACCCTTAATTGTAGTTGACATTCCGCTCTCAGCTAAAAAGTTACCAAGCATAGCAGATATGCTAATCTTTGAATATCTGCCAGTTCTCATAAACCAATCCCAAGCAATCTGAGTATTTTTCTGAGTATTTTGAGAGGTCCCACTGTATGCTTCACCATCAGGTGGGCCCAATAGCGCTTGATCTACAGTTGGAGGATTTGTATTGAATGGAACATTACTTGATGAATAGCTGGTTTGTCCCCTTGTAAGTGATAATTGCACAGCTGTTGGGGTCTCTACTTTAGGTATGGATCCTATAACAAGTGGCAACTGAGAATTTTTACCATCCATAAAAATACCAAATACAGTTGCACCAACTCCAAGACCAGTTGATCGACCAATTCCTGATACTCCAGCTTCGGTGCTGGGAATTACAACTTGGGCGTATGGTAAATCTGCTAAGCTAATATCTGGAGCGTGAATACCAAAGATGCGAACACGGACGCGTCCAAGTTTTGGAATGTCTCCTCCAACTTGTTCAACAATTCCTATAAACCATCTGATCTGATCACCATAGAATTCTGTCGATTGATGTCCTATCATTATTCACCTCTATCATATCTAAGTTTAACAGCCTCGGCAACAACATTGTGTTTTCCAAGAGTAAACACGTGTCGCATGCTGTAAATTAGATAGTCTCCTGATTTCTTCTTATCTTTAACTTCTTCTTCAGGAACATTATTAATTGATATTTTTGCAATATCGCTTGACATAAAGAATATGTTTATAACCTGTCCAATGCTTTTATTTTGACCTGTAATAAAATGTAGGCCGGGTATTGATATTTCAACAACGTTTTTAAATAGCAAATTGGTTAGTGTAGAAGCAGTAGCGTTCAGTTGCAATTTACCAATATCAGTTTCGTGATATAAATTCTTCATATCAGAATAGCTATTATTAGATAGTAGTGTGTGAGGATAAGCTGAATTGTAAAGAGTTATAGGGTCGCCTTTAAACAGATAGGCGGTGTCAAACTTTAATTCTTTGCTTGTAGGCAATACTTCACTATTAATTTTATCAATTGTTTGTTCTATATCAAGATGACCACCTACCGTAATACCAGTCGTCATATCGGTAAAACTATTATAAGAGCCGACAGAACCATTCTTTATCATTGATAGAGTATTATCTACATCTCTATAAACAAATGACTGAATATTGTAACTTTGCTTCTCAAAATCGTCGGGAGTATTATTTGTAGCATTGGCTCGTACACTTGAAAAATAAAACGGTCTATTGTTTGAACCATTTGTATTCCAAGCGGGTTGTTTTAAAATTGTATCTAAGTCTTTGATGATAATATTGTCAAAGTTGAGGGGAGAATAAACAAAGAATGGTGATCCATTTGTTGTAGCCATTCTCTTGCGAATCATTTCAACAGCTTCAAAAACTGTAAGGTATGGAATAACAACCCTCATTTCTGGCTGAGCTTCCATTGCAGCATAACTGTTGAGAGTTAGCCCCATTTGATCAGTTAATATTTTAGACATTATTATCCAAGGCTTACCAGTGTATGCTTTACTAAACCTACTGATAAAATTATCATAACCTCGCTGTTCAATTAAACGTATTGAAAGCATCTCTACTTGGTCATTGACTTTGCGAATACGTTCTACTTGTTCGACAACAAATTTCTTACTAATGATTCTATCGCTAGATGGGTGTCTAATATCAATAGAGACCTTTTCAGTCCCCATGAAGTCTATTTTGTTGTACATGTCCAGGTCGTCTTTAATTAGCATTTGAGCTGTTAAAAACAACATGTCCATTCGTTCAAATATGTGTAATTCTACAACGTTGTTTTCGATAAAGACTGGTGTATCGCCTAAACGATCAGCGGTAACAGCAACTGTTAATTCATAATCTTTTGTAGACTGGAGTGCATCTGCCATTATAACAACAATGACTTTCTAAAGTTAGAAGCTATTTGTGGAGCTACAGTATCCTTTAACACTTTTATTTCTTTCAATTCAGTATTTTGTTCTATTAGTCTATCAAGATAAGTTATTGGAGTAAGCCCTGAGACTGATTGAGTGTTGGGATTTATATCGATCCATTCGCCTAAAGCATTCTCATAATGATGCACACTATTGTACTGAGCAGCTTCTGAGTGAACAATTATTGACGTCACTGAATTGCCAAGAACTCTTACAGACTCTCCAACGTTGAAGTTGTTGCTTGTACCAATTACCAGTTGACCTAGATCTGGATATCTCTTCAATATCTTACCGGTCGTTCCAGACACAAGACCCTGCACTGTAGCTCCAACAACAAAAGGTGTTGGATCATCAACAGTTCCGTTTATGTCACTGGTTGTTGTTATAACTCTATTTGGATAATACTTACTAGCGTTTTCATACAGTTGTTTGTTTGTTATAGGCCAGCCACATTCTCTTATCTTATCATTTAGCAGATAGAACGTCCAATAATACTCAGTTGTTCTATACAACTTATAAGATAAAGTATCTGGCCGCTCGTATTCCTCAATGTTTGTTGTAGTATAGTAAGCAGCGTCATCTTTTATCTGATCGACGAGATCGATGTATGTTCCTATATTCTGAAAGATAACAGGATCCTCTGCATCTCCAAAGCTATATCGAATAATAGGAAAAGACTTAAAGAAATTTGACATTAGTAACCACCCCGAATGTCTTGTTTGTTTAGGGCTCTTATTTCAGTGAAGCCTAATGACACTTGAACGGAGTTCCAGTTACCATCTTCGTGCATACTACCACCATTTTGGTTATATGTCGCTCCAAAGTTCTGTAGGTAACATGTAAGAAATTTTACACCAGGTATTTCTCTATTGCGATATGATAGTTTAATATCAAAAGTGTTTGGAAATTTTAAACCAATAGTGCCACCAAGACCAAAAGCCTCAGGATATATGTTAAGTCTAAAGAATTCGATTATCTTACGAATCTCATCAGCCTCTCTTTTACTCGACGGAATAAGATCAAAGGTAAATTGAAACTGACGAATAGGAACACTTTTAAAGATTGTTCTTGTGTTTGGATTTGTTGTAACGCGACCTAGAACAGTCGCTGCAGGAATTATTCCTGCACTAATAACAGCACCGCCGATCAAACCACCAATTCCACCAGCAGCACCACCAATAGCTCCAGGTCCATACTTTGCAGCTTCTAAAGCAGCTAGTGCGGCCATGTCGCCGCCATTATTACCAGCTATCTTAGATATAAAACCACTAATACCACCATCGGTTGAGGCGGCATTAATAATAGACTGCGCGTTGTTTACACCACCAACGATGGCTCCACCCAACGGTCCAAGGTTAAAAGAATTATCATAGCTAGCTAGATCTTGGATTTGAACCGCTTGTGGCATGTATAGATTAACACGGCCTTGCGATGTTCTTGTTGAATTTGCTGACGTGCTCGTTCCCCCAAGCGCACCAGTAAAGGCCTGAATGTCGCCGGGTAGGGCGTCTGCAAGAATGTCTCCAAGTCTCCTACCTCCCACACTTTCAGTCGAGTTGCGGCGGCGGGCCTCATCCTCCTGTCCACCACCTCCAACTGTTTCTGTTGTGGGGATAGTAAGGTCCATTAATTGAGCGGCAATTTGAGGTTCTTCGAAAGCCTCAAACGATATGCGACCAATTGCGTCATCTTGATGTTCTAATGGATATTGAAGTGTGGCCATTAATGTTGCCTAATAAATACGTTATACGTTGGTTTTATTTATATGGGTTTCCATGACTTACAAAGGCAAGTACAAAGTTGTGAACGTTCACAAGTATAAAGGTGACGCTAGCAATGTTGTCTTTAGGTCTATGTGGGAACGATACTGCTTCAAGTGGTTGGATCTGAACCCGCAGATAAAGGAATGGTCATCAGAAGAAGTTGTCATCCCATACTTCTACGACATTGACAAGAGTTACCACAGATACTTTGTTGATATCAAGTATACAACTGTTGAGGGAAAAACATTCTTAATTGAGATCAAGCCCGACAAACAGACAAAGCCGCCCACAGGTCAACGTAAGACAAAGCAGTATGTTACAGAAGCTACTACATATGTTAAGAACCAGTGTAAGTGGAAAGCAGCTGAGAAGTTTGCTAAGGACAATAATTATGAGTTTCAGATTTGGACTGAGCACACGTTGCAGAAGCTCGGTATTATGCCAAAGCCATTGAAGCCTTTGAAACCGTTAAGCCCTTCTACGGGCCGCAACAGGCGCTAAGTTATTATCCCAACATTTTTAGAAAAATCAACATAAATAAGCACATGAGCAATTTATTTCAAACCCTCGAATATGAAGCCTTTAGAGCTGGAATTACACCGCGAACCGAAAGGTCTCGCGAATGGTTTATGACCAAAGTAAAGGACATGAAGAACATCAACCGCAATACGTTGATGAAAGAGGATCCTATTCAGCTCAAGAACCGTCAGGTGATTGGCTCTATGTTCATGTTCTTCTACGATCCAAAGCACAAAGACACATTACCATACTACGACTCTTTCCCGCTTGTTATCGTGCTAAAGCCCGCTGCTGGAGGCTTTCTAGGGTTGAACCTGCACTACCTACCGCCAGTGCTAAGAGCTAAGTTTCTAGACAGTCTTCTCGACGTTACTAGCAACAAGCGATATGATGAGTCAACAAAGTTTAACCTAACATACAACATGCTGCAGAGCGCATCGAAGTACAAGTATTTCAAGCCATGTATCAAGCACTATTTGACTGAGCATGTTGTTAGTCGTTTTGCGATGGTGCAGCCTCCTGAGTGGGAAATTGCTGTGTTCCTTCCAACAGCAGACTTCCAGAAAGCAACCACACGTGAAGTGTATAGAGATTCAAGGGCTATGATCTAATGGCTGGTATAGAAGAATTAAAAAGTATTGTCTCAAAGCGTGGAGGAGTTGCTCGTGCTAACCTCTATAGGGTTGATCTGCCACCTATTCCTAATAGCCCTTTATCAACAAGCGAGCTAAACATTCTTTGCAGTGCAGCACAACTGCCTGGTAGAATGCTTGGATCTCATGATAAAATCATTGGCAGTTTTAACCAAAAAATTGCCTATAGTGAAATTCATGAAGATATAAATTTGTCCTTCACCGTGATGAATGATTATGGTATTAGGAAGTATTTTGAGCAATGGCAATCGTTGGTTCTGAACAAAGACACATATGAAATTGGATATATTCTTGGTCCAAATGGATATGGTAGAACGGTAAAAATACACCAACTAAAGAAGGGAATTGGGTTACCAATATTTTCAAATCCCTTTATTGATATTGATCTGTATACTAGGGATCAAATTGTTTACAGCGTTGAACTTCAAGAAGCATACCCAATCAATATTGGATCTATTGAATTGTCTGATGCAAGTGCATCGGAAGCAATACAGATGACAGTGCAATTATCTTATCGTAAATGGAAAACATTATAAGGATTCTACATCATGGCTTTGCCTAAAATTAACAACACTCCAAAATATAGTATAACAATCCCTTCCTCAAAAAAGGAAGTTAGATTTAGACCGTTCCTTGTTAGAGAAGAAAAAATACTGCTGATGGCTTTTGAGTCTAAAGATACGGATCAAATTCTATCCAGCATTGTTGATACTGTAGTAGCATGTATCGATGATGATATTAATAAAAACCAACTGATGCCATTTGATATTGAGTATCTGTTTTTAAAGATAAGAGCAAAATCTGTTGGAGAAAAAATTGACCTATCACTTAACTGCTCTTCATGTGAAGCACCAAACAATGTAAGTGTAGATCTAGATGAAATAAAAGTAGATATTTCATCCATACCAGATACTATTACAATCAACGAAAAAATTAAAATTAAAATGAAGTGGCCACATTATGGTAGCTTAATCAAAGCTCCTAAAGGCGTTCAGCTAAACTCCGTTGATCAGTCATTGTATACAATAGCTAACTGCATTGATAGTGTTCTAACAGAAGATGAGGCTATTAAAATATCTGATGAGCCCATCAAAGAAGTAATTGATTTTATCGAAAGTTTGAACTCAAGTCAATTTGCAAAGGTTCAAGATTTTGTAAAAGCAATGCCCCAACTTTCACACTCTTTGGAATTTACATGTAAGTGTGGTCACCACAATAAAGTAGAATTAAGAGGCCTTCAAGATTTTTTTTAATAAGCATGTCCCACAACAATTTGGTTAACTATTATCAGGTTAACTTTAATTTAATGCATCATTACAAGTATTCTCTTACAGAAATTGAAAATATGCTACCGTGGGAAAGAGATGTTTATGTTAATATGGTTATGGATCTTATAAAGGAACAACAGCAGCAGCAAATGAGAAAATAATGGCGAGCATAACCTTAAAAGACATTAATGATACTCTAAAGAGCAATCATGAAGAATCTAAAGAAGAAAATAGATTGGCTAGAGAAGATCTAGCCAACTTCCTCGCCGATATGCAAAAAAAGATGGCTGAAAAGTCTCGTAAAGATCAAACAGACGCAACAAACGCACGTCTGAAAGATTTAGAAAACAAAAGAGAATCAGTACAATCAAAAGGATTAATTGGTAATACTCTATCCGGTGCAGGTGATGCTGGAGCTGGAATAGGCGCTGGTATTGGAGACATCTTCAAAGGTTTAGGATTAGCTGGAGCAGGAATTGGAGCATTCTTTTTAGGTCTTGCAGGCGCAGAAGCTATAATGAGTAGATTTGGTGATGGTGAAAACCTAAAGAACCTATTAACCAATCTTGCTGCAGGTTTGGGAGCATTTGGCACACCATCTATTCTAGCTTTAGGTGGATTGTTTGCCGGTGCTGCTCTGTTTGGTAAAGTTGCTGGTGTTGGAGGAGCGTTCAAAGGTGGTATAGGTATTGGGCTCATAGGTTTTGGTATTGCCGCATTTCTAACAGAACTGTCTGTTGCAGACGCAATAATATCTAAATTTGGAGATGGTTCAAGCCTCGCTATTTTGTTAAAAAATATAGGAGATGGTATTGGATCTCTTACTGCAGTTGGTGCTGCAGGACTAGCAGGGCTGTTTGCTGCTGGTGGATTATTTGGTGCTATTGCAGATCCTAAAACAACCGGGAAAGCTACAATAGGCATTGCAGCCATTGGCGCCGGTATTAGTTTATTCTTTACTGCACTTGCTGCTGGTGATATGGCTATTGCTGAGATGGGCGCAACAGGAACATTTCTTGGTAATTTTGCTACAACTATAGCAGACGTTATTGATAAATTTAGTGCAGTTAGTGGCGGAGCATTAGCGGGCCTATTTGTTTCAGGAGCTATATTTGGAGCTATTGCTGGCCCTGCCACCACCGCAAAAGCTACTATAGGCATTGCAGCCATCGGAGCTGGTATTGCAGCCTTCTTTACTGCACTTGCTGCTGGCGATATGGCTATTGGAGCAATGGAGGCTACCGGTGCCAACTTAAAAACACTTGTCGGCAATGTTGTTGATAGTATTATGTTGTTTACTCCAGAAGCTGCGGCCGTGATAGGCGGATTAATAGGTGTTGGTGCGGCTGGCGGTGCCTTATTTGCGCCGGCTATGATTGGTGCCACTGTAGGTATGGGCGCCATTGGTGCGGGTATAGGATTTTTCTTTGCTGGTATTGGTGCTGGTGATGCTGGAATTTCAGCTTTAGCAAACTTAACGGGTGCACAACCAGGTGAAGGGTTCAAGAATCTGTTAATCAATACCGTAGAAGGCATAAAAAAGTTTGCAGAGTTAAAGGATATGCCTGACTTGAGTGGGCTGGGCGACAGCTTAAAAAGTTTGTCGGGTGGATTGCTAGCTTTCTTTGCAACAGATGGTATTGCTAAACTAGGTGCGGCAGGGAATGAAGTACTTGCATCAATCGCCGGTGTATTCGATAGTTTGTTTGGAACAAATGTCAAAGATGACTTAAAAAAGGGGATAATAGATCGTTTAATTGAGGGGTTGGAACCATTAAAAAATCTAGACCCATTAATCATAACGCAAATGGATACTTTGGGCCAAGCACTCGATAGCCTCGTCGCCTCGTTTACAGGTTTGGGAAATATGGATGTTGGCGATCCCGAAGCTGGCCTAACCAAGATGCTAAAGGGTGTGGCGACAATTTTAGCTGTTAAAGATAACCTAATTAACGGGGATGTTTATAATGGGATTGGTCTGGGCAACGCAAATGATATTGACTTTGGTAAAGGTTTAAAGAACTTTACAGAAGATGATATGGCCACAATCTCGGCAGGTGTATCAAGACTGTATGCTGCAATGAACGTACCAACACCAATGCAGGGCGCTGAATTAGCTGCTGGTGGGGCAGGTAGCCAAAGTGGATCAACAGGTGGCGGGCTTACCCAAGTCAACCTTGGTGGTGATACAACCGTTGGCGGTGCACAAATTAATATTGGTGGGCAATCGGATGCCCCACCCGCACGGGACCCTGTATATAGAGGCGGGCGGTTTGAGTTTTGAGTGACACAATAAAAAAGCCCAGGCAAGACCTGGGCTTCTCTTTATCTAATGTGCTAACGATTAGTCGTCGTTAGCGAGCTTAGCAAACAGACTCATCGTATCATCGTCGTCTGCCTCATCAAGGCTGGTGTTCTCAGCAGTCTTGAGCGAAGGAGGAGCAGAAGCTTCATCCAACGAGACAGTCTCACGAGTCGTACGAGGAGCAGACTCACCAAGCACCATCTTCAAACGAGCGTTGAGCTGATCGTAGGTCTTGTAGTTAGCAGGATCGACCCACTCACCAAGAGCGTGCTGCTTGTCGTAGAGCACTTCGAGCTTAGCTTCATCACCACCAAGCAACGCGGAAGCTCCTTTGAAGTATGAAGCATCATACTTAGGCAGAGGCTTACCCATAACCATCTCAGAGCTAATCTTAATAACAAAGTCAGCACCTTCCCACATATCGAATGGGTTGATAGGCTTCTCGTCGGGGAATTGAGGTTGCATCGCAGCTTTGATCTTTTCAAAGATCTTAGCACCAAAGCGATACAGCTTAACCTGACCTTCGTTCTGAGGATTCTGCTGATCACTGATCACGAGGACGTTGGCAACGTAACGAAGAGTGCGCTTACGAGAGCTAACAATCTTCTTCTGGGACTCATCACCAGAGTTCCACATCTTCATGTTCAGTTCGGAAAGAGGGTCATTCTGACCAAGAGAAGTCAGCGACTTCTCGATATACCACTGACCGGTCGGACCCTTGAAAGCGTGGTCCCAGTAACGAACCCAAGGGGTTCCGTTTTCTTCTTTGCCAGGGAGGAAGCGAATAACAGCATAGCCATTGCCAGCTTTATCGCGAGTAGGATTCCAGAAGCGCTCATCAGCAGCTTCGCGTTCTGCACCACCAGTAGCTTTCTTAGCGTCTTCGACGAGCTTGCTGAGGTCGGTGCGGTTACGTTTTAGGTTTGCAAAAGACATATTATTCTCCGTATGTTTGTATGTTCGTATGGTTATTATAGTACATTATATAGGGTTAGTCAAACGGTAATGTGTTGGCTCTAGGAAGAAAATTTAGGTGCATAGCTTCGGCCTGAATCTTATCCTTGATGATTGGAGTGATAAACTTTCGGACGTCTTCAAGATCAACATCGTGATCACTGCAGACGTTTATCACAGCATCCATGTAGCTCACATTACGCTTTTGGACTACGTCCTCAATTAGCTTTGTGAACTTTTGCTTTGTAAGGAATTGCTTTTCGTCTGTCATTGTCATCCATTTCTTGAGTATAGAGACCAATGTCGGGGTACACGACTCCAACAGATCTCTTAGGCATTCCATTTGCATAATAAGCCATCGCTCTGCAAATGTACTTGACTGCGGTTTGACCGTGCTCACCGTAACGCAGATCAGTGTACTGACCACTGCGAAGATAAGCCTCGAGGTTTGCAACGTATGTCTCAACGTTATTGTAAGAAGCACGCTCAGACGCTTCCTTGGAGTCTTTCATCCCTTTCATCGCAACCAACAACTCTTTATTGGTCTTGATCCACTGACGAACGTTCTTCAAGCTGAATACATGCTCATCAGGCAGATTGCGAACATCTGCATCAATCATAGTGTTGGTGGAAGGACCTTTCGACTCACGAGCAGCAGCAAGACGAGCCACAGCTGCTTGCTTTTGCTCAGCAGTCATAACACGAGCTTTGCGTGCTTTCTTAGTCGGCTTCTTGGCAGCCACACCCATCTGAGCAAGTGCAGCACTCTTCTTCGCTGCTTTGGTTGCTTGGGCTTTGGCCACTCGGGCTGCGATCTGTTCTTTCGTCTGAGGCTTGCGTGCCATTCACATCTCCATCAATACCTTTGCGGTATGCCATCATTATAGCCTGTGCGAGAGGATTAGTCAACATAAGATTCACGCGGTAACTCATTTATTTTATGAAGAACAATATCACCACTGTTGTCTTTTGTCCAGTAGAGATATCCATCTTCGATCAGATGGTCGATTGTAGCCCCAATGATCTGATCTTGGCTAGCCTGACCATGGCTTCTGCCAATAAGATAGCTGACGGCAAAGATGCCGCCAGCAATGAGAGCTGTTTGTAGAAGGGGATCCATTTGTTCTCCTTTACTGCTGGTCTATTATTTATAGGGGGGCAAACGAGATCACATTTGCGACTTTAAACGTACGAAACTCTTGCTTGGCAAGATCAAATGCACGAACCATCTCTTCACTATACTCAGCAGAACCATTCTTCGGACGTTTGTCCTCAGCAATTAGATCCACCTTGAGTGTGCAACGCATATCACGCTGTTCACCATTCAGCTTAGTAAAGATCACGCGGCATTCACCAGCACGCAGTTTCTCAATCATGTCTTCACGAGTCATTGTAGTTTCCTTTCAATCCCAATCATTGTCAAAACGAGTCGTTTCCCGATAAGTCTCACCGTAGTACTTTTCAGCATACTGCGGAGCATCGGTCCAGTAACGCTCATCGGCGTTTTCTTTGACCATTTTCTCAACACGCTTCATGTGAGCTTGACGAGCATTCTTAGCTTTGAAGTTAGCGTGAGCAAGGCGAATCAGGGCCATACGATCAGCGGTAGTTTGCATGTTCTTTCCATCCATTCTCTAGAAGTTTCTGTTCGAAGCTGAGCTTCTCTTCCCGGTTTACACGAAGTTCAGTCTTTAGACAACCTTTTTCAAACTGTTTAATAGTATAACTACCAATTCCGTTATGGGCAACATAATAATGCTTGTCAGTGCCCCAACGTTCGTGAATATATTTTGGCATCAGAACTGCACTCCACCAAACTCGCTAGTTGTGAACTCGCCACGACGGAACATTGCAGCGGCAGTGCTAGCAATCGGAGCGCTCTTGTAGTAGTGCTCATCAATGCGAACATCATCCTTGAAGAACGTCACAGTCCAGGACCAATCTTCAACTTTGAAACCGTTACGCTTCACTTCTGCCCATTCACGAACCACAGTAGCTTTCAGCATGATCTCTTCTCCCTTGCTCATAATAATAATATAAGGGCTGCCAACGCAAATGTCAACAGCCCTTACAGTTATTTTTAAAAAAAGATTTTGTGTTATTTCAACAGTTTAGCAAGAGTTGCTGGTCCAGCAACACCATCAGCTTCAAGTCCGTTAGCAGCTTGCCAGGTCTTCAAAGCAGCTTCGGTGCCAGGACCGAACGAACCATCAGCACCTACGCCAAGAGCTTCTTGTAGCTTCTTGACCTGAGCACCACGTGACCCCACTTTAAGTACACGAGAAGCTGGTGCAGAGGCTGCCGGAGCCGCGCTAGGAGCCGCTTCTACAGGGGCTGCTGGGGCATGATGCACCTCTTTCCCTGTAAGCACTGCTAGAGCGTGTAGATAGTGCTTCTTACGGTCTTCTAGACCGATTGTCCCACCGTTGATTAGCTTCGTCATTGCAACAATGTCGCCTGCATCAGCAGCTTTGTTGATGTTGCGGCTGTTCCAATACCAGCAAGCAGACTCAATAGCACCTTCTTTGGATGTTAAGTAAGATGCAACTTCTTCAGCTGACTTGTTAATAGTCTTACCAAAGTTGGTGTAGTTGTCACGGCCAGTTAGCTGAATGACACCACGGCCACGGAACAGATATCCGTCACCTGGCTGGTTATTCCCCATACGACCACCGTAAACAATGTTAGCAATCTTTTCAGGTTGCTTTGCATAGTCTGCTGCCTTACGGCCTGCTTTTACGAAGTACTTTGGGAAGATTTTATCAAGGGTCTCCGCGCGATAGTGGAGATTTTCCTCGAGCGCAGAAAAATTATTTGACTCGTGCGCGCATTGAGCGATAAATCCAGCAACGCGCTCTGGAGTGTCAATTTTATACTTTGGGAACACTTTGACCATGGCCTTGTGCCATGCTTCAACTTCCTTGTTCCCCTTCAGAAGAGCTTGTACGTGCTCCAGTGTTAGATTGAATGCCATTAGGATCCTCTTTCTGTTTCATATAGTCGTAATACGATGTCTGCGGTTCAGCGGACCAACTCTTAGCAACATTTTGCTCTCGAATGTATTCTTCAATCCACCGCACGATGTGCTCAGACATCATATAGTTGTGCAGACCACTGTATTTATCTACTTCGTATTTCGACAACAGATCCTGGAGATCTTTCCTAAAGGCATGTTTCTTCATCCTCTGTCAGACTTCCACTTGCGTACGTAATCGAGCTTTTTCTCTTTGGTCCAGTCCTTTAGATAATCATTATCAGCGTCAAACAAGATAAGCATAGATTCTTCGTCCAAGATATATGCATCAATAATCTGTTCACCAACGTGCCTCTGTGAAAAATCATTTACCTCTTCACAAGTAACACAGTCCATAGCCCATTCAGTCTCATGTCCTTCGACAGGCACATCAGGGTTCAACTTCTGCAGCTCATCCACAGGAATTACATAACGCATCCGGTGAGAAGAGATTGCAGTTACGATTACATAATTAGTCATGATATACCTCAGCTAAAGTTTAAATGGATTTGAGAGAAGTAATTCAGATTACCTGGTTGATCATCAGATGTCAAGTTCTTTTTCATATAATCAGGAAGGTGATGACCATACTTGGCCATAAAACTTTCATAGTTATATAGCTCAGCACCACGAGCAATGAAGCCACCGAACACTTCTGCAAACTCTCGAATTGCTCGAAAGCCGGGACCAACCTTAACAACACCGGGATTGAAGTGATACTTGCCATCGGTGTAGACGGTCTCAGGGGGAACCTCATAGTCATCAGTGCGAGCATATGCACGAGTAATCAGGAGAGAGATTGTACTTCCCTCTCCTGTTGCATAGTAGTGACATGCTACAAAGCAGTATAGGTCGTCTGGATTATGAGCCATCAGAACTCCTCCTCTCCTTGGTACACGTCCACAACGAAGACCCCACGTTCACGAAGCGCTCGAACAACACGAGGACGATCGTCAAACCACATATCAGGCTTCTTACCGTAGTCAGCAATGATCTGATCAAGCATTTCAGACTTGACGATATCATCATGACGGAAGTCATTAGCATCACGCATGTAGAGGTGTTCTCCACCGCGTAGATTATGCTCTGCCAACCATATCTCAGTAGCCGTACGACTACGTTCATTACGACCTGTTGCAAACACAACAGCGTGACCTTCTTCAACAAACAGCCGGAAGATCTTAGCAATAGGCTCGATCACTGCATCGTCGTGGATGCCAGCGTCATACTTAGCCCAATCCTTTGGAGTGGTTCTCACATAGTCAATACGGTGATGGTTATCAGCCAACGTTCCGTCAATATCAAATACAACTAGCATTTTGTTTCCTTTTTGCATTGAACCCACTCGGCGAGTTCAGCATTCAGTTGATTACACAATTCTATAGCACGATCGTTAGATTGGCAAGTGATTTGTTTTACCACATCACCATCAGATCCACAAATGTAAATCGTTGGTGGTGAATACCCATCAAACAGACCAGAAGAATAAAGACCAAGTACACCACGAATTGGATTACGCTTGCACATAACTTTAGTCCAAGATGGGTGTGGCCCCCAGCGCTTAAACTTCTTTATTTTGATAGACGAGATAGTGTAGGGGTTAATACCACAGATCATTTCAAATACCACTCCCCTTCATAGTTTACGCAATTGTGCCGAAAGTTTGACCACTTTTCCCACGGCAGTGGTATGCCTTTATCCGTATCAAGATCGATTCCGTGCGACACATAGACTTCACCAGCCTCAGCAATCACGTTTCCACGTTCGTCGTGTTCTGTTCTTTCTTGAGTGTGTGTAACTACAAGGATCATCTCAGATCACCTTCTTGATTTCGATATAATCATAGTACGTTTTGTCAAGACCTTCAACAATCTTTTCCGCAGCGTCTTTTGTATCAGCACGGAAAAGATCATGAGACTCGTAACGATCACCAGTCTTACGATCAAACTCTTCGTAGTGTGCATAGATCTTGTACATCAGCTATCTCCTATTACCAGCGCCAGTCAGCAGCACCGTCGAGCTCACGCGGGTCGACAAGAACTTCATCAAAGCCGCTGAACTCAGCTTCTACGAGAAACGCATCGTAAGCAGCCCGAGCAGCTTCTTCCGAGGTGTAAACACCAAGCAGGGTATCGCCAGCATAATCAGTTTGGCCAAGGAGAACGTATACGGTCATCTTTCTTTCCTCTCATCTTTGTACCCCTAATATAGTCATCCGTTGCGGTGAAGTCAACAAAAAAGAGCGCCGAAGCGCTCTTTTCCTAGAATTTGTTTTCCTGTTATTGTGCAGGTTTAGTAGCAACATCCATGAAAGGAACAGTAGACCCTGGAATCATAGTCGTGGGCAGTTGGCCATTCCAGCGCTCAGCTTGAGTCAGAGCAATCAGACCAGCATTATCACGAAGAGCTTCTGCCTTTGCACGGATTGCAGACGCTTCTGCTTCACCACGAATGCGAGTCGCTTCTGCTTCTGCAGTTGCTCGAGCAAGCTGAGCATCAGCTTCTGCCTGAGCCTGGATCACGGTGATCTCAGCGGTAACTTTTTCACGTTCTGCGTTCTGACGAACCTTCTGCACTTCGACTTCCGCAAGCATACGAGCTTCAATCGAGTTCTCATAAGCATCGGAGAAGTCAATGTTCTCAATCTGCACGGACTCGATAAAGATAGGACCTTGAACTTGGTTACTCAAGGTATTCTGCACATCAGAAACTAGACGTGCACGTTCCTGGATCGCAGTAGCAGCATTATACTGACCAAAGACGTTCTTCACAGCCTGATGCACTTGACGATCAAGCAGTCGCGAGAGGACACCTTCTTCACCGCCATATTCAGCGTAGATAACCTCAACCTGATCAGCAGGAAGACGATAGTTGACAGAGATAGTCAAAGCTGCAGTCTGCTGGTCTTTCGAATAGGCTAGAACATTTTCAAACATACGAGCATTCGATTGCACGCTAATATCAACCACAGAGTCGATAAGAGGCATCTTAAACCCAAGACCAGGTTCAGCAGTGCCAACAACAGCTCCGTTACGAAGAGTCACACCACGGTAACCTTCACCAACAGTGTACCACGATCCACCGATAACGGTGAGAGCGGTAAGACCAATAAGAGTAGCAAAAGTACCACCAACGATAGCATTCATTTTATTCTTCCTCATTTGATTATCATATTTGATCATAGCATCCCGATATTGCTCGGGTTTATCGAAGTCCCAACGATCAGGCTTTTGCATCAGGCTTGTCCTTAGATGCTACAGAGTTATCCTGAACATACTCGTTACCAGCCTCGTCAGTTTTGTATGTGTAACGTTCAGATTTCATAGGTTTAAAGCTAACGCTACGTACAATCCATGTAGCACCAGCAGCAAAGATGGCTGCAACAGCAGCCATACCCAACAATGCATAGATAGCCATTATTTCATTCCTTATCCAAAAAAGTACCACATCCAGAAGGCAAGAACACCGATCCACGGAATATAGAATTTACCACTGATTTCAACTTTTCGCAAACCTGATTTTACTTGTGGTGTATCAAAAAGCGTGATGATACCTACAATAGTAAGCGTAGCCCAAATATGGGAAACAACGCCGACTGTGTACATAATCCAGTCCATTTTATTCCTCCAATTTTAGATATTAGTAGCAAAAACCATGAATGGTATCTTCTTCGTGATCACCTTCGACGGTATCGAGGATCATGTCAGCAATGATATCGATTTCTTCCGATTCTTCTTCGGTGAGATCTCCATTGTGGTCAATGGTGAAGAGGCAAGTTGCACGGATGAGGCGAAGTTGTTCTTCTGAGATTTCGATGGTGAAGGTTTTCATGGTTCGTTCCTTTGCTTGTGTGATATTAATATAGTCATTGCACAAGCAAAGGTCAACAGTTAATCCCACAGCGCGAAGTAATATTTTGCGAAGAGTCGAAGACCATTGTCAATACGGGCGTAGTGTGCTTTTCTAGCAACCTCGTCCACTTTGAACGTATGGTTAGGACCATGAACCATACGATAGAGTTCGCTGTCTTCTTCCTTGTCAAACTTAAAGTCAACATCACCAGACCAGAATTGTTCATCACCCTTATCATCTTTAGTGCACTGCTCAAACGCCCAGATCATTTCGTCGAGAACCCATGCCCAGCGCTCATGATGTTTGTCATCAATGTCCCAGGCATTCTCGAGGGGTTCAGTGGGATGAAGATGTTCAGGGACGTCTTCTAGTGAGACTGATGATGAACCATGCTTCTTTGATTTTAGTTTCAAAAGAATAGGATGAACGACCAGAGCAATGGTATGATCCGCACCCCAAACATCGTAGTCATCAATACGAATCTTGATCTTACGTTCGTTCTTGTCAAGATACTTGTTGATGGTCTTGTTGAGAACATCCATCATAGCATCAGTGACTTTTACGACTACACGATCATACCACGTGTAGTCTGCATCGCTGTAGTCATAGTTAAACTTACCAACGCGCTTTGCAAAATACCAATCCTGGAGTTTCAAAGGTCCAGAGATTCGATCACGGTAAGGTCCGATATAGGCTTTCATTCGCTTTCCTTAATCAAATGTTTTAGTTGCCACATAACAAAGTCGTAGTCACCATCTTCATTGGAATACATCATATCATATGCGGTTTGAAGACCTGCTACATATGCTTGTTTCATTAGGTCGATGGTATCGTCACCAAAGTCAACGTCATACTGATTCTGCTCAAGCCATTCATTCCAATTCTTCATTTGGAAACTCTTCTGTAGGAACAAACACATACTCAGGCTTATCCGGTTGTGTCCAAGGAAACTCAATATTCACGCGGCTATCACGACTAGTAAAGTATGACTTATAGGGTTTACCATCGTCAATGTCGGGCGACGAATACCACTCCCAGAACACTCGACCATCCATCCAGTATGGTCGACCATCTTCGTCCTTGAACACATTGCTGCAGCGTTTGTTCTGCCATACATCCGGACCAACTTCCATCCACTCGTCAGGTTCACCAGTCAACGGTGCGATAGGTTTCCATAATGCGAGTTTTTCAAAGAGAGCTACTGCATACGGTGCTGACATACCACTATGTCCTTGTTCTGAGAACACTTTCAGTAGTTCGAGTGTCCCTTCTGCAAGCCAGCGATTTGGCCCGTCTTCCGGATCATTAATATCATATCCTGCAAGTTTCAGCTCTTGCTCAGCCCATTCCATCCTAGCCATAATCATTTATCCTCATCATTCATTGTTTGCCACTGGTGTTTCTCCGAATATACAGCGCTAGTAACTCTCACAAATGTAGGGCACTGTGAATCGTTACAGACGTATCCCATTACCTGATCCAGTCGAAGACCACATCGGCTGCATTTGAAAGGTTGTTGCAGAACATCAGGTCCAGGATACGTTGGGACGTACGAGGTTTTCTCTTTTGGCAGAAGGGCGATGATACGATCCAACTTCTCAATAATCTTATCTAGTTTATCATCATTCATAGAAACACCTTCTCATATTCTTTACGAAGGGCTTTCATAGTTTCTTGACAAGACCTTCCATTATCGAATACCATTACTTCACTCTCCTCAGATTCATCATTACGAGGACAAGCATACACTACAAACTGACCAGTTGACAACTCTTCCATAGAGACTTGTATATTCATCTCAACAAAGAATCGAACATCTTCAGGATAGATATTAGTAATATCAAGTTCCCTCATACGACCATTCGGACGAGCGTAGTAGCGAACAGTTAGAGTATCTTCGAACATCATGGTTCCTCATATACATCATAGTCGGCCAAGTATGCACGTGAAGCCTTCTCACGTGCAATGTAGTCATAATAATACCCATAAATGTCGAAGTTGTCAACAGGGTTTCCTGTCGTCACATCAATAACTTGACAACCACGATATGCGTTCCTAATCTTGAACCGGCTCTTTGGTAGCTCATTCCAACGATCGGGATACTGCCTATGAATAAACTGATTAATGTGGTTCTTCAAAGGACCCATACCTGACCAGATCTTAGGATTCTTGCCCCAGTCAGGTCCTGTTCCACCTTTTGACCAGAATCCAGTTTCTGGACTAAAAATTGCATACCCTTTAAGGATAATTGGAAACTTGACTGTCATATTATTCCCTATTTTCAAAAGGTGTGCGATATCCGCTTGCGTTTTCCCGAGTCACGGGTTTAGCAGGAATTACTTTTACAGTCATTTCAATTTTGACTTCTGAACCCAACTCATAGATTTTATCAGCCTTAGAATCAAATTCAGGATTTCTGTAAAGCCATTCTAGATCATTTACCATAACTAGAGCTTGCCCTAGTTTGCTCCAGATATAATGTTTTTCAGTTTTCATACTCATAGTGTAATCTTCTCTATAATTTTCATAAGTTTCTGCTGTGAAGGACTATCGTAGTAGTTCATCTCGTTACGCATTTCCATCTGCAAATCAAACAGATCCCTACGCAGTTCGCCATACACGTGTTCGACGATAGCATGCTTCATATGTTGCACTGCGTGTTGGATTGCTCGACCCTCAGACGCTTTTGCTATATCTTCGTCGATCCACTGATTCGCGCCAATGGTGACGATGATAGAATATTCCCTTGCAAACTTTGGCGAATGTTCTACATCCCTTTCGGATGTATACCTAATAGTATGCAGAGGTTCTACAATATGTCGACGATTTCCAGTTTCTACTGCTCTAAGGTTGTTAATTAGTCTCATTTCAAACAACTTCCACTAACATACTGATTTCCAGCAGCGACACAGTGCTCTTTAAACACCTTGTTATCTTCCATATCAGCCAAAATCAAATATCCAAGTCCCCACATAAAGAACACTGACACAGCAGCAAGTAGAATGACAGGAAGTTGATCGATAAGATTGTCAAGCAATTTAATCATTTTATGATCCAATCCATGTTCATCCAGTCAGTACCTTCTGGCATTATCTCTACCTTATTACCATGAAGCTTTTCTAGTTGTGACCACACATGAACATTGTTCTTGCGGAGGCAGTATGAAGTCTTTCGACATTCATAACAAGATCCACTCGAACCATAAAACATAAACGCATGTTCGGTTTCTTCGACACGAGTAATACCGCTATTCATGCGCCAAGAGTCACCGGTAGTGTAGCCACCGGACCATCCAGCAAGAATACGATAATGGGGATCGTCACCTTTAAATTTAATGACAACCCAGTTATCTGGAGTGTACGTCATTTATAAAACCTTTCATATAGCTGAGCAATCTTAGCAAGCTCAGGATGCTTATGGATCCACTGACCAGTTGACGGATCGAAGTGTGTCTTAAAGAAACTATCCATTACTTTGTTGCCAGTGTCAACCTTTACATCGACCTGTGTGCACATTTTATCAAACTCAGCATCAGTGATGACCTGAGTATCCTTGAACTCATAAGCGTAGGCGGCGACAGATAGTTTAATCCGCCGCCGCACTTCTTTCTCTACTTTTGAGCCCCACTTGACAGGACCATCATCAACGAAGAACTCTTCGAGGCTCACAGCTCAACATCCACAAAGTCATAAATGCCAAGACAATGGAACATCGTACGACCATACTTGTACTGCATAGTGTTATGCCAATGTCCAAAGTACCACTCATCAGGCTGGTGGATATCAAGCAGAGACTGCAAGAAGTCGCCAGTACGAGTATTGTATCGAGGGCCTTTCAAGAATCCAGTGTCCCAGAACATATGACCAGCAATCTTGTGAGGGCAATCGTGAGTGATCATCACACGAGGCTTGGTCACCTTATAGATGTCGAGCATCTGTGCAAACTGCTCATCGGAGCACTCTTCATCGTCCCACCAGTCACGATCTTTCGTACGCTTGTACCAGCCAGGAGGTGCATCAGGGTTGTCAATGCTCCATGCACCACCGATGAACATTACATCGTTCTCGACAGTGCCGTCCTTAATCCAGCCAACCATCTCCTTACACTTTGCAGGATTGTCGTGGTTGCCACGAATGAAACGATGAGTGCCATCAGCCATATGATTATTGATATTTTCATGCCAGTAATCAGACTGACCAAAGCCAACGCCAAAGTCACCAATCTGAATAGTAGGTCCTTCGAACTTGTCGATTCCGTACACCATATACTCGGCCATCTGGCCATGGATGTCGCCAATCAGTCTAGTTAGTGTCATCGCTTCCTCAGCTTCTCATAGATGTTGTACCCAGTCGTTCCAGGCAGAGACATCTGGAACTTGTCTAGTATAGCTGTAATCTCTTCATAAGTCAACTCTTCTTCAATGAGGGGCACCCAACCTTTTTCAGGGCCAACAAAATAATCGCGGCCTTCGAGCTCATCGATCAGATCCTCATCATCAAAGTCATCTAGCTCTACTTCAACATCTACAGTAACATAAGCCATTGCTATTTCCTTTCAATATCATCCTCGACACACTTAGCACCATACTGGACTTCTAAGATGTGACATGCTTCTGTTGAATCGTTGTACGCTTTGTGCCATGTGTTCTGAGGAATGTCTAACCCTTCACTCAGCGCATAAAGCTCGAACGTCTTAGACAAGTATAGCGTCTCTATATCAATTTTACAACGGCCACTTAGCACATACCAGTGTTCATTGCGCATGTGGTGACGTTGATTTGAAAGAGACTGTCCTGGTTGGATCACAAGCTCTTTGACCTTGTAACCCTTCTTATCATCAAGCACACGATACCAACCCCAAGGTCTAATAGTCTTTGGATTCTTCCAGTTGTCTAGAATCCAGCTTGAGCTGTTCTTCTTATCTTCACCACCAACACCCCAGATAAAATGAACACGAGGATTGTCTTTATATCGCTCATACTCAGGTGTCGAAGTGTTTGTACGGTCGCCACCATTGGCAAAGATGATACGATCATAATACAAAGTGTTGTCATTAAGAAGTCGTTCGATAGCGTTACAAGCTGTGTTGTCAGCATCATCAAACGCAATCACCTTATCAACCATCTGCAGGTTTTCAATCACAGCTTTGCGCTCAGCAAAAGGCATGAATGGCTGACCTTTCTTACGAGTCAACCATTCATCAGAGTTTAAACCCACAATAAGATAATCGCCTCTCGAGGCTGCATCTTTAAAGTATTCGATATGACCACTGTGGACGGGATCAAAGCCGCCAGTTACGAGAACAACATCCATTAATACAACTGCCTCAAAGTATAGGTGAAAGGTTCTTTTGAGAAGAACTCAAGTCGTAGGTTCTCTCCATCGAGACCCTTTACATAATTCTTGTTTAGAGTGTCTACGCGAGATAGCTGGAACGTGCGAGTATCACCATCGCTAAGCTCGATTGTAACCTCATAGAGGTTGATAAAGGTCTTCTTAAACCACCTTACAAAGTAATTTTCTTCATCCATTGTTAGAAATTTCCCACTTTCTAAATTTTTCCCAAATAAAGTATGCAGCGACACCAACCACAAAGTTGACGGGGTTGGCGTTAACCAACCCCGAGCTAATCAGATCCGCTGCAATAATGCATAGGCAGTAATCAGATAACTGCATCACGAGTCCCTCGGCCGTGTGCAACACCATCAGCACCAAAGCTAGCAGCCCAGCTTTCTGGCTTGAGCTTAGGCTCAATACCAGTCATCCCAAGAACGTAGCCAGCAGCTTCGTTCGCAGCACAGTTGGAGCCGTGCTTAGGATTGGTGTTGATATCAAGGTGAATCTCAATATCATACTCATCGATAAATGGGATCAGCTGGTTGTAGAGCTCGCACACCTTGCCAACTTCATTCATCATGCGGACCTTAGGACGGTTCGCCTTGACGTCAAAGTCAGGTTCATGTGAGATGTTTGAGAAAATACGACAACCGTTTTTACCATTCATGTGAACGATCGCAACAGTTGCGTAGCGGGCCCAGTTACGATCGTTCTTACGATAGCGCACTGAGTCACAACCAAGATAAACCTTAGTGGTCTTATCGAGGTCGATTAGCAAGTTGACGATTTCTTCAATTTGAGATTGAGTGAACATAATTACACCTTGTTATTCCTTTCGTTAGATTACTATCAAGTATCTAGAAGAGAAAGGCAACAAGATATCTAGATGTCTTTCTCTTCCCAGTTGATACACGTTGAGTTGTGGACGTTATACGTCTTACCTTCTTCATAGAGGCGATATAGGGGATCAAAGTCCTCGCTTCTAATAAGCTCTTGAATTGCAGCCTCACACTCTTGGCGAGACTGTAGAAAAGCATTTTCGTAGACTAAATTGTAGCACCACATATCAGTAGTGCACATTAGGATAATCGCTGTATACATTATAAAATTCCTTATTTTCTATATTGTCTCATATCAAACAATCCGCCTGTTAATATGTGATAGCTTGTATCAAAGTTTGACCACACCAGGCTCTCTGGAGCTTCGTACAGCATATCACAATTCTTACAATAGTCAACCTCGTCAAAGCGATGCTGACGATGCATCTCGCGCAGATGCTCGTACTCAGAGCCGTTCCAGATCTGCTCAATCGTTTGATCGGACGTGTGACCCAACACAGCTTTGCTATCCTGTCCTAGCACCATGCAGCATGGAACCACAGCACCTTGCTTACCATCGTTACCACCTGCTCGAATAATAATGTCAGGCGAGAATGGTCGACCACAGGATCGCTTCTCACTGCGTTGTCTCCACGTCACTTCATCATATAGTCCGGACCAGTTGTGCATCTTCCAAATTGATGCTTTGATTCCAGGAATCTTATTGACCCAATTGTCAATGTATCGATCAACTTCATACTCAACATTATCATTGTTAGTGATCAAATGATAAGAACCAATCGATGCTTTTGACTTGCTAGCTGCAATGTAGTCAATTGTCTCGTTAGCATTATCGCGGACGTAGTTGAACAGATCTTCACTCATCCATTGCTTATACGTTTCAGGATCATACCCAGTAACAGAGAATCGAGCAAAGTGCATTCCAGCATCGATAATATCATGCATGAACGATCCAGTCATCTTGGAACCGTTAGTAATGAATGACATCTTGAACCCACGTTCAGTGCCAGCTCGAATGAATTCTGGAAGACGTTTGTTAAGGGTTGGTTCGCCAGACCCTTCGAGGTATATCTCTTGCACCTCCGAGTCAACTAGCTGGTCGAGGATGTTGAGGTATAGCTTATAGTTAAGAGCACGTAGAAATGATTTCTCGCGGCCTTCACCCATTGATTGCGGGCACATCTGACAGGTGTAGTTACACCCACCAAATACTTCAATCACCGCTTTCTTTATTGGTAGCATTATCACACCATCTTTTACATATTGAATGAGTTGTTGCTGAATCTTTCCACGAATCAGGCAGGGATTTAGTAAACCAATCAGAGGTTAATATATCTTCAATGGGCCGCGTAAAAGCATTTAACTCATGCTTTTGTTCGTTGTATAGTTTGATCACACCATTTAAATTAGTACTACTATACGACACGTTTGCAAAATAGCAACAGGGTAACACTTGCCCATCAGGATTAACTACAAACCTATTGTTACTACCCCACTTACACTTAATTGTCATGTTGTCGCTTGCTCTAACTGCAATCCATTTCCAAATTTAAACACTGGACCTTTTTCAAACCTTTGTGCTTTTGTATATATGACCATATTGATCTTACCCCAAGAGCGAACCATTGTATCAATCTGATCAAGATACTGTTCATTGTGTTTAAATACGAGAACTGCAATTTGTACTTTAGCTTTAGTTTCAGATATTGCAGAAACATTTTCTTTGATCTTATCAAGATTGGTGTTTTGTCTATACTTTGAATGCATTTCTTGATTAATACCTTCAACAGCAAACATCACGCGCAATCGTCTTCCCCCAATCACTCCTAGCTTCCACCACCAGTCAGGATCTCTAATTGATCCGTTTGTTATGATAACAACAATAGCAGAGCTATGATCTATCAAATACTGTACGATCGCGGCCAGATCTTTGTTCATTACTGGGTCGCCCCACGTCCCACATATTTCAAATTGGTGGTACTTGTTTAATGTGTTTGCTGGAAAAACTTGCTTGAATTGTTCTAGCGACCATTGTATTAATGGTAGCCAGTCAGCTTTTTCTAATGTCTTGGGATTGGTTCTATGACACAGCGGACATGCTGCATTGCAATACGTTGACAAGTCAACCCATGCAGTTAATTTATCTAAATTATACATCTAGTTTTCACTAATATACTTGATCACATCTTCAATAAGTTTAACCCCACGACCAGAAGCCGTGGGGTTGGATTCATCTACAGTCTTTAGATGGTCTTTGAAGAATTGTAGTCGACGCAGAAGCTCTTGCTTGTAATATCTGTCTGTCATACTACGATCCTAAATTTGGCGAAGGTGGAAGGAATCGAACCCTCTACGCGCGGTTTTGGAGACCGCCGCTCTACCATTGAGCTACACCGACATTATTTACGATTTGTATTTATACGTTTTTGCCACGCCTCTTCGAATCCATCTTCATGCACAACATTTTCATGATTACCCCAGATTCGGATTAAGTAACCATCTAGCACCGAACGCACTTCTTTATCTTGCCATGTCTCAGGAATCAAATGACCTTTGACAATCCAGTAATACCTGTTGGCTTCTTTCCGTTCTGCTGGAGTCATGCACTACTCTTTTATGGTGCCGCCACGAGGACTCGAACCCCGCACCTGATGCTTACAAGGCAACTGCTCTACCAGATGAGCTATGACGGCAAAACTTTGGAGCGGGTGGCCAGAATCGAACTGGTCTCCTACAGCTTGGAAGGCTGGTTGGCTACCATAGCCTCACCCGCATTAAGTGCTCGTCTCTCCGAGCTGTCACACTGATCCATAAAGCCAGAGCCAAAGATCCGTTCACCCTAGTGTAAGGTGGGTTAGCTTTATATCGCTTACTATCCACAAATTAAAAACTGGATGGTCTGTGGACCTCGTCGATACTATCTAACCTTACCTGATAGCGGTTGTTACCCCGCGGTCTTGGTTGCAGTATCCATCCAAATAGTATATATCAAAGACCGAGCCAGGCCAACACTTTCTTCTCATGTTGTTTCCAGAGCTCTGGATCATACTCATAACGATTACGTTCTCTATTCCACTTCTTGCTTAGCTTGTCAGCAGCTGGTCCATACTTGTTAACCATTTCACAAAGACGTGGAAAGATGTAGCAGCGCAACACAACAAGATCATTACACTTATGTTCAACAGTCTTGTAATCTTTACCAGCAAGATACGTACGAGCAAGGAAGGTAGCTCGATTCTCGTTACGCACGTCCCAACGACGATGACGGTTTAGAGACTCCCAAGTCCTATACGCAGGATCTTGGTAATACTTGTACTCGTCATTACTACCAGTCGCATAGTGCTGACGTTTTGCCCACTGATACTGCTTGAAGACTTTCTTCTCTTCGAAGCGAATGATACGAGCTTCTTCACCGAGGTGTTTAGATTTAATTTTAAGTTCTACAGACATTTTTATTCTCCTAATTGGGTAATTCAGTTTAGCTTCATAATGTTGGACCCAGTTAGGGTGGTCTAGTAATCTACAAATGATATCTCTTCATTGTATAGTCTCCTTTGTTGTAGTGGTATTCGACTCTAACATATGCACTACCTGAGAAGGTAATTTATCGGTTTTACCAGCATATACGGCGCTAGCTAATATAAGAATTCACAAGTTGTCTCGTTTACTCTTGTGGGTTACTTATAACGTCGAATTGGTGGTGGCCCAAGCGGGATTTGAACCCGCGACCATGAGTTTTAGAGACTCGCGCTCTTACCAAGCTGAGCTATTAGGCCATATTAGAACAGGATCGTCTTTTTGCTATATCCGAGCTATTGATTGCTGAATCGATCCTAAATCTTGGTCGGAGTGAAAGGACTTGAACCCTCGACATCTTGGTCCCAAACCAAGCGCTCTACCAGACTGAGCTACACTCCGAAATCTTTACTTACGTTTTTATACTGAATAATCAAATCATCAACCAATTGAATAGCAAGGTCAACAGTTTCTTGGTCAACATAACCAAGCTCTCTCTTCAACATACCAATTGTGATCATATCTTCGATCATGTCACGGTTTGCTTTACCATTGACAAAGGGACGATGAAAGTCGTTGCGAAGAATATCAAAGCACAGCTGACCAGCGGTTTGAGCGTTCATATTAAGCGACCTCATAGTTGATTTGGTTGATAGCGTTGTCGAAGATTGCTGCCATCTTGTAAGGCAGCCCTTTGCGGTAGCAGATAGCGCCACCACCGTACATCAAGTCTACATCATCAAGGTCCAGGCCTTGAACAATCCAGCGGATTGCATCTTCGCGCGTCTGCGCGCCAAAGTCAAGAGCGTTTGCAATCTCAACCTCAAAAGCATTGATTGCAGCGATCTGCTCTTGAGCTTCGAGGTCCATTGCAGCCTCAAGATCCTGCAGCAGATGATCCCAGATGTGCTGCTTGTCAGCATCTGACGAGTTGTTCCACTCAGCCCAGAAGTATTCCCGAGGACGGAAGCCATAGGCGTCCTTATGGAGATCCGAAACGATATTGCCATCAAACGTGTACATTGTGCGTTCCTTTCGCTCTTGCCCCCCTAATATAGGGTCTACAGCAACAAAGGTCAACAGCTATTTTAAATTATTTTGGCGGGTGGCACAGAAATCGAATCTGACAGACTTGCGCCTGCGCATCGCTTTCCAGGCGAGCCCTAGCCCCAGCTAGGATTACCACCCATATTGGCGGAGCGTGTGGGAATCGAACCCACTCTACCCTTTCGAGGTAGTACGGTTTAGCAAACCGCTGCCTTACCAGCCGGCCCACACTCCATTGTTGGTGCCCTTGGTGAGACTCGAACTCACACTATGCAGATTTTGAGACTGCCGACTCTGCCAATTGGCCTACAAGGGCTCAAAGCTCATCATCAGTAGCTTTGTAATATTCATCCATCTTTTTCTCTTGGATGGTCTTTTGATCCCACCACTTGCGTGGATTGCCACACATATAGCAAGAACAAAGATGAGGAGTGTGTGCATAAACACCAACGTCTGCGTCAGTCAGATCACGAGCTCGATGTCTAGAGAAAAACTTCTGGACCCATTTCTTCTTCTTGAACTCTTGAAACCGACGAAAAGCTCTATCGCGCATTATGCTCTCCTTATGCTATTATTGGTGCCCATGGAGGGACTCGAACCCCCAACATACGCGTTCTAAGCGCGCCGACTCTACCAATTGGCCTACATGGGCATAACTTAAATAAAGTTGAAGTTGATTACACAACGACACTTTGCATTAGTACAACTTGTGCCAGCATGCAACATATCTGCATCAAAGACAACAAGTCTGTTAGCTACTGAACCTACTTTTTCACCATTCTCAAATACAGTTGCACCATCGTTGTCGTTGACGTAGTAAACAGCAGTCTTAACAGGAAGACCATTTGTTGGAACATCGGTGTGCATACCGTACTGATAAATTTCAGGAGTGGGTGGGGTCAGGTTTGCCTTTACTCTAATCAGAGCATTAGGTCTTTGTAGTAAAAGAAAAGGTTTTAGGATATCAAAGTATTCACTCTGAGGCATAAAGTCTTTATAGAACACATGAACAAATTGCATATCGTAAATATCATCACTTGCATCTTTGTGCACTTTATGATCGTTGAATCTCCAAGGAAATAAAGAGTTGTCGATAAGCGTATCACGAATATGCTGAAAGTCTTGTTTCCCTAAAAGATCGTCAATAACTTTAATCATTGTTGCCTCATTGATAAAATTGGTGCGGAATGAGAGGGTCGAACTCCCGGCCAGATGCGTGTAAAGCACCTGCTCTACCACTGAGCTAATTCCGCGTAAATTCGATGCTGGGGGCCAACCCTTCATTAGGTATGCATCAATACCCGTTATGTTTTTTACGGTAAAACATCCCTCAAAACCTCCCAGTCTTAACGATAGTGGGTTACGCTCAATACAAAAGTTTATTAGAGTGTCAAGTTGGAATGAGAATATCGTGGACACTGGTCTTGGGTGGCTAACTCCCAATTATGGCGACTCATACCGGGATCGAACCGGTGTTCTTCTGCGTGACAGGCAGACGTATTAACCACTTTACCAATGAGCCGTAACTTGGTGGACCCTAGGAGGATCGAACTCCTGACCTCCTGCTTGCAAGGCAGGCGCTCTCCCAGCTGAGCTAAGAGCCCATATTAATCAGGATCGTTTTGTCCGCTAAGACATCATTGCATTGATTTAGCGTTTTGGTTTGCTGAACCGATCCTTTAACTTTGGCGGGAGGATGGTAGAATCGAACTCCATACGGCTCCTAACCGTACCCATCGCTTTCAAGGCGAGTCCCGGCCCAGCCGAGTTAACCTCCCGTATTTTGGTTGCGGTGGGGAGGACTCGAACCTCCGATTTACTGGTTATGAGCCAGTCGAGATGCCACTTCTCTACCCCGCAATAATGTTTTGGCTCCCTGACGTGGGCTCGAACCACGGACCCGCTGATTAACAGTCAGCTGCTCTACCATCTGAGCTATCAGGAAACTATCTCTGTTTTCACGTACACCCCAGCGCATTGCATATTTCAGTAAAGTTTGGGTGGCCGACCCTCATCTACGGGATGCACGTGAAAACAGAAATTATTTCATTCTGTTTTGTCTAAATTTTCAAAGAGCAGAGGCCAATGCCGGAGCTTGAACCTCTCTTAGAACTCAGAGCAATGCTTGCGCTTGACTTCCTTGTCCCGTGTGATTAATATATAGTCTCTTGATACAAAGGTCAACAGATATTTTTATAAATTTCACTAATAAGCTCGCCACGTTTTGTCCAATTTGCTGGATCCCGAACAACAGATTCGTATTCAGCTCGAATAAAACGCTCTCCATCAAGAAGCGGTTCACCTTTTAACTCTGCGATGGCTGCCAAACGACCAGCATTAGGATTACGCACTTTTGCAAGTCGTATACCATCGCCGTAAGGATCATCTAGAAACAAACCAAGTTTAGCAATGTCCGTCAGAGTCAGAGTGTTCAGTTTCACAATCGTTCCCCCCTCTTTTGTACTATTAATATAATACTTTAATAAGCGGAAGTCAACAGATATTTTTCACTCACACCAAGATTCTTTTGCATCACCGTAGTACTCGCGGGCGTAACCTTTCTCGATCAACATCTTAGTCAAAGATTGTCCATCAATCAACACATCTCCGAGCACTCTGCCACCAAATTTATCCCAGTCGAAGATTGTGATCTGAGTGGTCTTGGCATTAGCAACAAGGTCCTTGGTAAACTTACTTGCTTCTGCTCCCATAGCAGCTTCTTTCTCGCACTTAGCGCGGAAAGACTTCTCAGGAGTATCTACACCCCATACACGAATCGATAGCTTCTTGTCAAGTGGTTCTGGCAAGAATGGAGCTTCAAACTCTACCGTGTCACCATCGATTACTCGCATAATCTTCAAGTCGTATGTCACACCTTCTGGCTTCTTTGTTTCCGCGAAAGCTAGTGTTGGTAGTAGTAGTAAAGCTAATAGTAATTTCTTCATATTGTTCTCCTAACAATGTTAGGATATTTATAACAGGATCAACTTTTTGCTACGTGCGCTACCATTACACTAATGCCCCTTACGGCGACACCTAGGATTCGAACCTAGACCACGATCGTTCAATGATTTGCAATTTGTTGCTGTAATGATCCTAAATTTTATACTTGTTGTAAATATGGTTTAATTTGCCAGAGACCATCGGTCCTAGTGACCAAAAAATGTTTAGTCCCTAATGTCACGATCCACGTTTTATTCAACTGAGCATCTCCAAAACATATTTCAATATTATGTAGCCACGACCCATTACAGGTCGTAGCGAGAATTCATTAGAGTCTTCAACATGACATTGTAAGGAGTGTAGTCCTCCAAGTCATTTGCAAGAACACTCTTCATCACTGATGGTGAGAAGCCAGAAACAAGCGCAGTACCGTTCTTGTCGAACTTAACTGGAGTGTTGCCATTCTCCTTACCGTACATTGACAGGTTCCAGAAGACGATCTTAGGAACATTGTAGCCTGCGTCCTTGTACTTACGCTTGATCATCTGCATAGCAGAGTCATCGTACTTAGTGCAAGAATCAAACTGCATGTCCGAAAGGATCAGCATCATGTCTGGCATGTCGGCCTGAGCAACCTTACCCTTTACAGCAATCTTAAGGATCTCATCGAAAGCTGCGTGCAGGTTGGTGTTCATATCCCAGTGAGCCTTTTCCATCTGCTTCATCTTCTGAGACAGAGTGCCCTTCAAGTATTCCATCTTTGGCGAACCAGAGAAGGTCAAGAACACGTCCTTGAAGACGCCGGTGTTCTTCGAGGCACAGTAGAGGCCAAGAGAAACAGCAATGTCGATTGGCTGTAGGTTGCCAGTGGAGTACCACAGAGAACCCATAGAACCAGAGACGTCAACCATTGGCAAGACTTTTGCATCACCAACATAGTTAGGCAGAGCCTTCCACTGTTCGTCAGCAACAGCCGCATTACCCTTGACCACAGACTTCACAACATCGTACGGATAGACCGCACCAGCATTGATCTTGACCTTAGGATCACGCTCTGCCTGAGGCTTCTTCAATTCCGCAATGTAAGCAGAGTAGGACTCTTTTGCATTACGGCCGAAGGCCTTCTGGTAACGTGCAGATGCGACAGAAGGAACGTGCGAGAAGTTGATAGCTTCCCATTCCTTAGCACACATCTGAGTCTCAACGACATTGGTCAAACCAACAATCAACTTACGATATGCCTTTGGAGACAGACCGAGGTATCGAGTCAGTTCAACAGCGATCGGGCCCTTACGTGGCATCCACTTTGCTGCCAGACCGTTCTTTGCCTCAAGAGCTTCCGCGATCAAAGCAAAAGCCTGATTACGGTTGGTAGCATCCTTGTAGGCGAACAAGTCATCCCAACGACCAAGCGCAGGGATTTTGTGCATCAGCTTACCAGCAAGAGTTGGGTCGGTGGACTCTAGCGCTGATAGCAGATTACGGAAAGTAGCACGTTCGCCTGCACCCTCACGGATGTCACGAGCCCACTGCAGCATACGCAGAGTGAGATCGGCATTCTCTACAAAAGAAGCGGTGAATTGCTTGGTGATGTCAGTACCACGAGCAGAGCCAATGACACTGAATAGATCGAGCACGGGCGATGCTGAAGTAGCACGAGCCTTCATACCGTTTGCGGTACGAGCAGGAGCCTTAGCCTGAGCCTTCTTAACTGCGTTTACAAAAGACATAGTGTATTCCTTTCTGGTTGGATTTTACGGATTCGAACCGTTAAGTTTGTTTTCAAGACAAATTGGGAACCATTCCCGATGTTTAGTTGCTGAAACCAACCAAGGTTTCATAGTTTATTCAGGATCGTGCCTTTCGGCTTTCCTTTTGATTACAAGTCAAATGCTCGTACGAGCTCTAAGATGCTGTAACGATCCTATATTTCAATTTTAGGAGAGGAGTGTTCCTCTCTTGTGTTCCCTTAATATAAGCGCTAACACAAGAGAGATCAACAGGTATTTTTATATTCTTGACATTTCTTCGCGGAAAAGTTGAATATAAAGTTGTAGGTCATTGCCACCCATATGATCAGCAAAGCGCTCATCGATGACGACTTGGTCTGCTGTGCCTCTAAACACAATCACAGGACCTTGAGCAGATACGTCAAACATATCTTGCTTGATTAGCTTCTTTGACAGAGCCTCTTCGAAGTCAACATACGTTATAGCTGCAGTTTCTTGATCAATAATAGGAATCATACCATCGCGGAACACGAAACTAGTTACATTACCATTTTCTTGCATAACCTGTTCTTTCAAGTGCTGCTTGAAACCTTTCAAGCCAGTATATTCTACACCTTCTTTCAAGAACTTGTCAACAGTTGCTTTTGATACCAATGTAACTTCATACACTTTTGTGACTCGTAGCTGAGCTTTTGGATCTACTACGCACCATTCTGGTGAACGAATACTATCACGTCCATCAATACCAGCAGCACGATAGTCTCTGTTTCTTGTACCAAGGTTGGTATCCATTTCCATTACATAGCCCTTCTGGCCATGCTGTCTGGAGTAACCACCGTTAGAAACGTACTGAGAAACTTTATCGATCTTGTTAGAGAAGTATATACCATCTCCAAGCATACGACCAACAACTGATGGGTCAGAAGACTTAATTACTTTGAACCCGTAGCGCAGAATCATACCAGCCGCGATCCCGCCTGTTCCGTGATAAGCAGGAACGACTGAACCATCGCCGTACTTGGTTTTACGGAATTCTTCAAACTCTGGATACTCTAGGTTGGCATCATACACTTTATCGATCATAGGATATGTGTCACCGTGTTTACCAGCGTGGTCACGTTGAATCATAATTCTATTAGCAGATTTTGCTGCATGCATGCTGTTGACTTCTTGAACCTTTGCTTGCTGTAGCATCTTCTTGTCTTTCATAGACTGCTTAGCACGAGCAAAGTACTGAACGTAGGTCTCAGACTTCTTCTTCTTATCAACAACACCTGTAAGCAAAGCAGACATATCAATATCGTTGTACAAGAAGATCTTCTTCAAGCGGGCAGAGTCAATCTTATCAAATGGCTTGATCTCACCTTTTACAATCTCGTCAATTAGAACAGCGCCACCAACAAGGTTGCCGCGCATCTTCTGAACAACGTGTGGAGGAAGTGAATCAACAATATCATTGACATAGTCTTCAACATCACTACCAATACTGTCTTGAACGATACCGGTCAGAACATCGACATAATCTTGCTTGCTATTTTTGTACATGGACTTATAGAGCTCGGCGCCCATAATCCAATTGTTGTTGTTTTGTTTTGCAAAGCGTAGCCAACCGTTAACTGTATCTGCATCTGCATAAGGTAATTGTTTTAGCAATTCTGCCCCCGCAATCTGAAAGTTAAATAGGTTTGGTTGCGCTTGTGCAATCTTTAACATAGCTTTTGAAATAGCATTAACGTTGGTATCACGGTCGCCACTAGCATTGCTTTGTAGGTTTTTTGTTACACGAATAATGCCATTGATAACGTTTGAAGATGGATCTGCTAGAATCAATCGTGTAAGGTTATCAGTATCAACACTGTTCAAACCATCCTTTACAACTTTAAGATAAACAGATGCTGTATCATTTGGATGATTCTTTATTAGATCGTCTGTAGAAACACCAATTGTTCTTAACATATGCTTGACTGAATAATCAGTAAACGATACACCTGTCAGTTTTTGTAGCTTAGAGTCTGTCCAACCTTTAGCTACTAGATCATCAGCAAACATATCGTGCAGTTGCTGCAATAGAGGCCCACCACCATCACGAGCTGATGCATCGTAACCATAGTTGGCACCTCCTGTTAATGTATTGCGAAGCAATCTACGGACAAGATTTTCATAAGCACTAGTATTAAAGTTTACATCATAGAACTCTTTGAATCTCATCTGCAGAGCATTAACTAGATTAGCTGATATACCGTTAATGGAGGTATCGGTAATACCATACGCAACAAATGTATCTTCGAAGCTTGATATACCATAGGTTCCTGCACTTTTCAATACATTGTCAATTACAGTATGGAAAGGCTTATCATACGATATTAGAGCGTGGTAAGCATAATTTTCATATCCAGTATATGTGTAGTTTGCTACAAAGGACTTAGGAGCATTATAGCTTCTAGTCATTCTCATGTAGCTGTAAACTGGGTAACCTTCTTGACACAGCTTGTCAAAGAACTCCTGTTTGCTACCACCCATCTCACCTAAGGTTCTTAGTACAGATATTTTGGTCTGCAATACTTCACACATACTTCGCATACCATCTGCACTTAACTGATATACTGTATTCTCGTAAAGGTCTGGTGTAATATTTTCACCAGTCAATAGAAGAACGCCTGTATAACGACCACCATAACTTCCTCTAGCGGTTGTTGACAATCGTATAGCAAACTTAACAAGACCAGCAAATGTGGTCTCATGCCCAGTTAAAGAAGTAATTTCTTTGAATGCTTTTCTGACAGCATCTCCAACCATAGTCAAAGTTGACACATCGCCAGTTGATGTCATAGAGCTCACATTTGAAGCAATAACGTGTAGTCTGTCTGCCACTTGTGCATAGATGTCTGGAACAATGTTAAAGTTAAACATACTCTTAACAGTTACCAAGTTGCTGTAAACTGCAGGGCTTGGATAAGGACCAGCTCTGAACATAGCCTTGATCATCTCTTCAAGGTGTTCTTTAGGCATTTTCTTAATAGCAGCAGCTTGTGCTTTTCTGTTCTCTTCTTCTTCTTTAGCCTTCAACTCAGCAGCAGCTTGTGCCGCAGCGGCCGCAGCTTTAGCTGCGTCAATAGCTGGTTGAGCAGCTTGTTGTTTCTTTAGCTTCTGGCGTTGGTAGTAGCTCAACTTTGCAGGAGCCGCTGTGGTGGTTGTAGCTGGTGCTGTTGGAGCTACTGGAGGAGTGGTTCCTTGGGCAGCCTGTTGCTTCTTCAACTTCTGACGCTGGTAATAACTTAGTTTTGCAGGAGCCGCTGGTTGGGCCGGAGTAGCTACAGCTGGTTGAGCAACTGGAGCAGCGACTGCCTGTCCTGGCTTGATTTCAGTCAAGCCAAAGAATCTCTTGGAATACTTCTGGAAGTCTCCACCATCTGGAATCTTGTTTACACGTGCTTTTAGAGCAATAGCAAAACGAGAAACGTCGATAGTCTTACCCTCATCGTTACGGAATTGGATATAGACTCGACGCATTGCAGGATCAGAAACGTGGGTAAGGAAGTCTGGCTTTAGAGCATTTGCCCACTTACCAACGACTAAAGAATCAATAGTGGTAATCTGCCCCATCTTCAACTTAACGAGGAAGCGAGTGATTTCATTAACAGTATTTGGGTTGATAAAGAAGCCAGCTTCGTGAGCTAGCTTAACAGATTGTGAAATGTCTAGGTTTGTCTCGTCGATACTATCAACTCGAAGCTGTTTATCTTTCTTCAAGAAGTTTAGAATTGTTTGCTTCTGAGCTGGCTGAGTCGCATTAATCATACCAAGCATGCCAAAGAAGTTGTACATGAACGCGTTTGCTACACGTTTTTTGTCTTTGACAATAGCATCTTTTTCAGCAGCCGACTTGAACAAGTTTGCTTCGTTTAGATCATTATTGGCTTTGATGTGACTGTTAAAACGCTTGACCATTAATGCCCCATAGAATTAAATTTCGTTATCCGTATTTATATGATTGGGGAAACGTTGGATGCCCGTCGAGGATTCGAACCGCGATTACTAGGGTCAGAGCCTAGCGTCCTACCGTTAGACGAACGGGCAATAAATTGGTGTCCTTGGGGAGACTCGAACTCCCAACATCTACGACCTCAACGTAGCGACTCTACCAGTTGGCCTACAAGGACATTGTTTGGAGCGGATAACGGGATTCGAACCCGTGACCGTCTCGTTGGCAACGAGAAGCTCTACCTCTGAGCTACATCCGCATTATTGGTACTGGATAGTGGGATCGAACCACGTCCACCTCAGTCACAGTGAGGGATGCAACCATTACACCTTATCCAGCATAGTATTGGAGCTCCCAGAAGGACTCTAACCTTCAACCCTCAGTTTCGAAGACTGACGCTCTTACGTTGAGCTATGGAAGCAAATTCCTGGGCCATCTCACAATTGGGACTCTTACCCCTGCATCTGCGCCATTTGCAGACTGGTGTTATCCGATACGCCGAGGTCCCACAGCGGATGCAGTTTGCTCATTGTAGCAGATGTCGACCTCTTCTACAACGTTTTATTGGTGCTCCCGGAATGAGTCGAACATTCGTAAGCAGGCTTCGTAGACCCGCCACCGGATCCGCCGGCAGAAGCATTATATCATCATAGTCTAAACTGTGTCACGAGACAACTACAAAGTTGTCTTTTCTTTGCCAGAATGTGGAGAATTATGTTTCCAGTTTCAATCATCAAAGTCGACAACTTCATAGTCAGAATGTGGAGAATTATGTTTAACTAATGACGAGTCACCAAAGGTAAGAGGTTTTACCTTACCATTTTTGATGGCTTCGTTGAATTTCATCAAATCATTTACAATATCAATGATGGGCGTATCCATAAACGACTCGCCAGGAGTGAAGTGAAATTGTTTCAATTCAGAACCTTCATGCTTCATCTTTTCCATGTAAACATAACGGACAAGTTCATACTTGGCGTTTCGGTTGTGCATATATTTCTTTTCATCATCTGTGAGTCCTTCACTAGACAATGATTTCATAGTCAATTCAAGTGCTTTATCAAACATAACTAAATCCTTAACTGGTGCTGCTAGGAGGTAACGATCCTCCGTCCCATCCTTACCAAAGATGTATAATACCTTTATACTATAGCAGCGTTGTTGGTATCCTCAGAAGGAATCAAACCTTCGTATCTGTCGAGTCAGGACAGCGCTCTATCATTGAGCTATAAGGATTCTATTGGTATCCCCAGCGGGTGTCGATCCCGCTTCTTCGCCTTGAAAGGGCGATGATCTAGCCAACGTAATCTATGGGGACGTTATTGGTCCTCTCTAATGGTATCGATCCATTGTCTCTCGCTTATCAGGCGAGTGCTCTACCTTTGAGCTAAGAGAGGTCTTAGAATTTCAGGGGGATGATTGTTTTGAAATGCCCAACCCCAGGGGCATTATTGGTGGAACAGGCTGGAATCGAACCAACGACGCGAAGTGTTAGCCAACACTCCCGCTCTACTCAGACCAGCTAATAGACGGCTAATCTACCTGAGCTACTGTTCCATATTTGGTGCACTTGGAGAGAATCGAACTCCCGACACCAGGATCTTCAATCCCGTGCTCTACCGTCTGAGCTACAAGTGCATATTGGTGTACCGGGTGGGGATCGAACCCACGACTTACGGATTAAGAGTCCGCCGTTCTACCGCTGAACTACCGGTGCATTACTTAGAAGATACACTACGGAGGCTTTGCAACTCTCCCACCCACCGAAAGGCAGGCTTCCACTACGGAAAGGGCTGGTACCAATCGCCCTTAGTGTATCATCAAAATAATGGTGGATCCGGTCAGACTCGAACTGACGTACTGCGATTAAAAGTCGCGTGCTAAAACCACCTCAGCTACGGATCCACTCTTTGCGAAGCGCCAACTTATCGTCTCGGCGTTCAACTTTCTTAGTCTTTCCATGAGCGCCAGATGGGCGTTTGGAAAGATGAAGGACGAAAGGATTTCGTGCCTTCGGGAGTTCCTTATGTTTCATTTAACTTCTCCTGAAAAAGGACAGTATACTTACCGTCACTCCAAACTTTCAACACTTTCATTGAGTACTTCCAAATACCGTACTGCTTATGCAGTTTGTTTAGGTAGCTCAAGTTTCCACTGTGGATCATCTGTGTTCTCCTTCGATGTAATTAATATAACATCTCCAAATACAAATGTCAACAGCTAATTTGGTGGGAGTGTGTTGAATCGAACAACTTGCCTCTTCAGGAACGGATTTACAGTCCGCTGCTAGCACCAGCATAGCCTTATTTGACACTCCCATGTCTTGGTCAGTGTGAAAGGATTTGAACCTTCGGCCTCTCGCTTCCAAGGCGAGCACTCTACGCAAGCTGAGCTACACACTGATATAAATAACCTCATGTTTAGATTTGCAATTATCCTACTGTTATGTGGATGTACAATAACAAACCAAAAGTCTTTTGATGATCCACGTCCAGTGGATACTGCCATCGCACTTGATGGCCTTGATGAAAGACGACATCGAGCAGAACTCAAACAGCTAATCGGAGTTGATCCAAAACACTATGAATGGTGTGCAGCGTTTGTCAACTCTATGCTCGAGCTCTACGACATTCCAGGATCTGAATCAGTAAGTCAACACCCTCTTCTCGCAAGAAGTTTCTTGGATTGGGGTATTCCAACTAACGAACCAGAGTATGGCGACATCGTTATCTTAACACGTGGCAATGCTGGTTGGCAAGGTCACGTTGGGTTCTACATCGCCAACATAAATGTTAATGGCGTTGAAAAGATCTTGGTGCTTGGTGGCAATCAAAACAATCGAGTTGGCTTTGCTGAATACAATGCTAGTCGATTGCTAGGATACCGCAAGATCCCTTAATGTTGGATGCCCCACGAGGATTCGAACCGCGCTCTTCTGATTCAAAGTCAGATATCCTACCGCTAGACGATGGGGCAACATTCTATTTTCTCCTGCACACAATACGCCAATTGTCAACCTGCACGTCTGCTGGACACTATTACGACCATCAGCACTAGTGCATTATGTGCATGTGAAAATAGAATTTCTTCTATTTCCAGTCCATCATCGCTTACGCTAGGACAATTGCTAAATTTTCAATGAGCGTGGGAGATTGATGCGATCGCTTCGTCCCTGTTAACTTCAATATAAGCATTGCCGATACAGAAGTCAACATCTTTTTTTGGTGGTGCCAGATGGACTCGAACCATCTCTTCGGGCTTATGAGACCCAAGTCCGCACCGTGCGGTGTCACCAATATTGGAGGTGTGGGTGAGAATCGAACTCACTACTTTCGTGCCTGGGATTTGCAATCCCGCCCCTTACCATTCGAGCACCACACCGTATTAAAAAACCCTCCAAGATTTCTCTGGGAGGGCTCTTTGATAGGGTATGTCGTTAGACTATTCCTACATCGAGCCTCCGAACGCACGAATATATTCGCCGCCGAAGAGCGGGCACATATTCTGCTTAAAGGTTACTGTTTGCGAGTACATTTGCGGAGGTTATCCTTTGGTTGCGTTCTAGTATTATATAGTCTTTTGTTTACTTAGGTCAACAGTTATTTACAAATTATTTTGGTGCTCCCGCAGGGATTCGAACCCCGGACCTAGGCGTTATGAGCGCCCAGCTCTAACCGCTGAGCTACAGGAGCATTACCATTGATGAACGGTGTTAGCGATAATTGAAATGCCTACTATGATGTTGAACACCATCAGGAATATTTGTAAACGTGTCATTGTTGTTTCTTTTTATTGGTAGAAGTGCTGGGACTCGAACCCAGTCAAGAACGCTAATCTGGCGCTAAAAGGTTTATAAGTCCTCTCTGACTACCCAGTCTCACTTCCACTATTCGTTTAGCAGTTGAACCTTACCTTGAGTAGATTCAATTGTGAATCTCACAACAGCTTCTTCGCGACCAAACGTCTTGTCGGTTGGTTTGTTAGCCATAGCCTCCTGCAACGTTGCATAAGGACCATGAAGCTTTTCATAGTAGAAGCCGTGTTCTTTTACATAGTATGTCATTTGTTACTCAATGTTTTAATGCGTTTCTTTAACCATTCCATAACGACTAATGAGTCACCATTATAAGCTGCAGGATCACCAGTCAACTCTTTATCAATTGTGGTTTCTAGATTGCTAAGTGCAATCATTAGACCGTGTTGCTCAGAATAATCAAGACTAGATTTAGCCATTACATCCTCTTTGTTTGGTGTCCCCGGTCGGACTCGAACCGACACTACGCAGATTTTAAGTCTGCTGACTCTACCTTTGGCCTACGAGGACTAAACTTGGTGCTCCCGGAAGGATTCGAACCCTCGACCTTGACATTAGAAGTGTCTTGCTCTGTCCAACTGAGCTACGGAAGCATTTTGTTATTTATAGAAGTCAAACGAATAAGTTTGACCATCTTGCTTGAAAGTAATCGTGCTGTGCGAGTAAACTTCGGTGCTTTCAGCGCGATATGTAGTTTCTTCCCAGCATCTCTTGCCACCTTTGTCAGCACCGATTACACCACCAAGAACTGCACCAGCAGCAGCGCCTTTGTCATCACCAGTAACACCTTTACCGATAATACCACCGATAATCATTCCAGTCAACGCATCAGCGCCAGCAGAACCATTGCGGCAGAACGTTTGCGTGATAGGAACGCTGACCTCTTGCCACGTGTAGTGGTCTTTGATAGTAGCGCGAACAGTTTCTGCAGAAGCAGAGGTTGCGATTAGAGTTGCAGCAATTGCAAGTACGGTTTTCATTGGCCGAGCCTTTCGTTCCAGAAGAGTTTAATGACGTCTTTCATATCCATCCCAATCGTAGGCGTGGGAGTGTCCAAGAGCCAATTAATAATATCTATACGAGCTTGGTTTTCCAGCTCGCTACTGACATTAGCAGGATACAAACGAGCGACCTCGTCAAAAACAATAGCGTCCATTATGCAGCTTCCTTTTCCATCTCAGCATCAATACGCAGAGCGAGCTTGGCGTAGTTTTCCGAAAGGAACATAACATCCTCAAGGATCCGCTCACGATCGTGACCAAACATCTTAGCACGGCGAACAATACCAGCCAGCATGACTGCAACTTCGGTAGCAGAGTGGACATCAAAACCATTCATCTTCATCTCTCCCTTGTTCATGTACTTAATATAAGTCATGCAGCACGAGAAGTCAACAGCTGATCTGCAATTTTTTCAAACTTGTATGCTTCAACTTCCCAAGGGCGATCAAAGTATAGGGTGTGAGTATGATCTTCACCAAGCCACAGCGCCTTACCATTTCCTTGGACAAGACGCTTTGTATAAATCTGCTCGACGTGCTTCATCTCGTGACAAATAGTGTACAAGATCTCTTCGTCGGGGGCATCCTTAACAATCTCAATCTCAAATTTCTTGGATCCAATTTGAATTACACCGTGAGACGGGTATCTGCCGAGATTGATATAAACATACACATTGCCAACGTTGATGTGGTTAATGACAAAGGACATTGCTTCGTCAACAACTTTGCGCTGAGCTTTGGTTCCACCCGAGACTTCGTACATCATAGTATATGCATCCCTGCTAACAACTGCTATGTTATTATCCAGGCAAAGTTAGATTAGTCAACTACTTTTTTGTCACAATCTCAACATTTTTACCAACTGGAAACTTGATCTGGTCGTGCTTATGATGCAGAACAAACTTTGTGTTGGGGAACTCGTTGAACAGCTGTTGCCAGATCGGCCGCCAGTTGTTTGACAGTCTCAAGCTGTTGTTTGCTTCACGATCAGAGATCAGATACAAGTCGCTAGCACTACGTAGGTTGAAATCGAAGATCGAGTCAAAGCCGTACATATGAATCTCGTCACACTTCAACTTGTTTGCTGCATAGTGAACAGCCATATGGCCGCAGTTAAAATTGGTGTAATTCTCCGCATAAGCGGGCAATTCGGTGTAGTAGTCCTTGACTTGCGCAGCATACCTCATGTTGAACTGTGGATTAAGCTCCATGAACTTCTTTGGCCGCGCTCCGAGCACCCAATCGCCTGGAACAATAACGCTACCTTCCTTGATAGCATTCATCATTTTGAAATCAACCATGCATGTCGTATAAACATTCTCGACAGCAAATGGTGGTAGGTTACAGGTAATCTTTAAGCCAGGTGCGGGATTATATCTTGACGCACTATCACCATTACCAATAACGTGGGCAGTCTTAGCCATTCATCACTTCCTTAATATATTGTTTGCCCTTAGGGCCAGTCCAATGCATAATTTTAATATTGTTGGGTTGTGACTTATCTTGTAGATCAAGTCTTAGAGTATTATACTGTCTTGGGAGGTCCTTGATATGTATCAGTCTATTCATACCCGATCTCACAAGCATATGCAGGACCTCTTGGTCTCCTGCTACAGGATTGATAGCTACTTCACCGACCCACTTATCTAGGATCGCTGGTCTTCCTGTGAACGCCACAACACCACTATTGTGCCACTTCTCACGACGTCTCGTAGACCACGGAACATCTTCAACCATTGCTAGCTTGTTAGGCTCAATATAATCAAAAACGTCTTCAATGTTAGCTTTAACTTCACAGTCAGTATCAAGCCAGCAGATCTTTTCTGCTAATGCTGATGCTTTGACCATAGCACTTGGCTTTTTGAACCAGCCCTGATCCTGTGAGCGATGTGACTTTCTAAGCTCTGGATATAAAGACGACTCCATACCAAAGTCAAATATCACTAGCTCGGCATTTGGATTATGTTTGCGAAAGTTCTCTACGAACCAAGGCAACATCCATTCAGTTTTACTATCACACCCAGTAATGAACAGCTTAGATGATTTGATATTTGTCATTATAATTATGTTTCGCTAAGCAGCCAGCTTGTTTCTGAATTGTGGTAAAAGTATCATTTGCTTGAACTGGCCAAGGGTAATATTCTTCCAACCAAGGGAACGTATCAAGATGTAAGAATACATCAGTGGGCTTTGCAGCAATCTTAGCTTGAGCAATCAGCCTCTTAGCTCCTTCTGGCTTCAATCTATAAGCATGTGCACCAGGAAAGTATCGCTTTGATGTAAGAGGGTTGACCCCAAGAAGAATTGGATCGTTGTACTTACCATACGAAGGTTTACCAAGGTTTACACAATATTGGTAGTTGATAAACTCAGGGATTGGGTTCATAATCACAGCATCATGTTCAAAGATCTGGAATTCATCCTGACCAGCAGCACATTGCACCCACAACGAGTAGTGTGACAGGAACGCTGCTACACAATTGTCAAATCGTGAATATGACTCTTTGAAGCCATCTTTTGAGATACCCTGAACCTTTAGTATCTTGTCAATAGGATCTCGAGGAGTGATAGCTCTAAAGTTTTGAATAAACAATCCGTTCTTGACGCCAGAATCGATACAACGATCTGCAGCCTCAATAGACTTCTTGTTCTCCACCATAGTAATAACGTATGATTTCATAATGATGTTGTGCTCGCTAAACCTTGAACGTTTGTATAGAATTTTCTGGTAACACCCAGCTTTGATATAAGCTGTCGACACATGATTGCATCGTTGGGCCAAAGACCGTAGTGCTCGACAAGTTTGAGCATGTTCTTTGCGCCTTCTGGTTTAATTATATAGGCTGAGTTTCCAGCAAGCCCTTGAGGGACAGTCATCTCATCAATCCACGGGACAAGTTGGAATGGCATTTCGTTCCCAATGATCTTATCGTAGTATATCTTAGCTCGACGCGTTGCTCCCAACGGATTGTTGATACCAATAATATCAGCTTTGCTATCATTAGGATCAAAGTCAATCTTGTTTATGAAGTATGCATCATGCTCAAGGATAAGCATTGTAGTGTCAGTTTTCATACTTTCTTGCCACAAAGCATAGTGACTACATGCGCATGCGATCCGAGCCTTTGGATTCTTTGTTGGATAAGCTGACTTCTTTAGCCCTGTAGCAAAGTCGTAGACTTGACCATCCCAAGGATAATTCCATCTAATACCTGCGCCCAACATAAAACCGTTGATGCTGTTAGGAGTAACGGCATCCCATTTTAAGATATCAAACTCGTTGCCTACAGCTTTAGATGATTCAGCGAGCCTGGAGTATCCAAGCTCAGAAGTATCATTACCTGCTACAACAATTGCTACAGCTTTCATTTTTGTCCTATGAACACGTGATCTTTCCAGTGTCTGGATCTTTCATCGGGAGCATCGAGATCAACCCAGTCAGCGACAACCGTCAATCCAACTTCGTCTGCAATTGCTTTGAATGAATCGTTCATGAATCTCCAGCAATCAGGATTGTCATGATACTTACCAGCACTAGGAGCAATCAGAACAATGTAGTGTCCTGGTTTAAGAACACGTGTCATCTCTGCAACGGATCTAAATGGGTTGCGGCAATGCTCGAGCATTTGACCACTAACAATGAAGTCGATTGAGTTGTCTTCAAACGGTAAAGTATATTCGCCTGGCATTACATGCGTGACGTTATCGCCAGCAGCAATATCTGCAATTAGATAATCTTTAATGTTCTTAGCAAACACATCTTTGTATGAGCTTGCTGCTGCACCAGACCAGCTCTGGCGGCCTCCAACATCCAATACAACCAAATCATTACCTAAACGTGATCCTAAAAGATCACGTGCACGTTTCATATTTACTAATGATGAAGGATGCATTTTATACTCCAATAATAAATTGACGTTCGCCAGCACGCACGAGTGACAAGTTATAAGTTTTTACAAATTCTTTTACAGCTTTTGTGACGCCAGGTTTACCTCTGGTCAATTCCCACTCATAGTCATCTCCAAGTAGCCAGCCACCTGGTTTGATAACAGCTAAAGAAGCAATAAGATCCTCGAGACATTCATCATAGCTGTGCGCGCCGTCAACGTAAACCCAATCAACCTTTTCAGTAAACGTGCTAAAGAATTCTGCTGAGGGTTTTCTATGAATCGTTACTTGTGGCATTGCCTTGTATCTTGAGTGCACAAAGTCGTGAAGAGTATCAAAGAACTCTTGAACATGATTATGGCTTGCTGATTTGGCATGCTTTGACATTATATTCAGGAAGTTCTCATGAGAACCTTTTTCAGGATTCTTCTGAGCCATGTATGCATCAACCGACCAGCTGTCCACAAGGTGTAGATGTGCTACTCCACGATCAACAAACTTTTGAGAAGAGTCGCCTGCCCATACACCAATTTCAATACCTACAGTATTAGGTGCAATAAAAGGTAAGATGTTAGCAACATCCTTGTTGATATTTCTATTAATAAAAAAGCCGTTTTTACTTGTCATGAGATTTCTTTTCCTGAATTTCGCTACCAAAGTGCTTATCTGCACTCTTCTTAATTTGATATCTGAGGTCATTTAGATGTGTGATCAGCTGTGCAATCTCAATATAATCATGAGATCCAACTATAAGGTCTTTACATCTCTTCTCATC